CATGTCAAGGCTCTGCCCATCACGGATTTCGTCCATCGTGACCTCGCCAACTTTAGTGCCGAGGACATCAAGCGTTCGATTCCACACGTTGCTGACGGCCTCAAGCCCTCCCAGCGCAAGGTGATCTACGCCTGCCTCAAGAAGAACCTGACGTCAGACATGAAGGTGGCTCAACTGGCAGGGTACATCGCTGAACAGACAGCCTACCATCACGGTGAGGCGAGCCTCCAGGGTACAATCGTAAATTTGGCTCAAAATTTCGTGGGCGCAAACAACCTCAACCTTCTCGAGCCCTCTGGCCAGTTTGGAACGCGGTTGGCGGGTGGCAAAGACGCCGCGAGTTCCAGGTACATATTCACCCGTCTGAGCCCATTGACGCGCAAGATCTTTGACCCGGCGGACGGACCCGTCCTCAAGTATCTGACGGACGACGGTCAGCAGGTAGAGCCCGAGTTTTACGCACCCGTAGTGCCCATGATCCTGGTGAACGGGGCGGAGGGTATTGGCACCGGCTTCAGTTGTTACGTGCCTCCATACGATATGGAGGTGATCAAGCACAACATCCAGTGCGCTCTTGACCAGGTGGCTATGGCGCCCATGGTTCCGCACTTCAAGGGCTTCAAGGGAAAGGTTACCAAGACGAAGGACCACACCTGGGTCCTCGAGGGCATTGCGACTCAGGAGGGGAGTCAGATCCACGTGACGGAACTACCTCCAGGAAAGTGGATCCAGGACTTCAAGGAGCATTTGGACGACCTGCTCGAGAAAGGCACCATCCAGAAGTTCGAGAATCACTCCACTGAGACGACGCCCGACTTCCGTATCTGGGGAGGGTCTATCAGCGACCTCGGCCTCACCAAGACTATACACACGAGTAACATGTATCTGATCGGTCCCAATGGGGCGGTCAAGAAGTACAGCAGCCCCGAGGAAATTCTCGTCGACTACCTAGAGATCCGCATCGCCATCTACAAGAAGCGCAAGGCCTGGCAGCTCAAGCAATTGGATTCTGAAATTGAGTGGCTTTCAGAGAAGGCTCGTTTCATTCGAGACGTGGCTGTGACTCCACGGATCCACGTGTTCAACGTGCCCTTGACTCAGATCCATCAACAGCTCGGCCGGGAAAAGTACGCCGAGGCCCTGTGGCCGAAGCTTCTGGACATCAAGACGTATCAGTACACGAAGGAGGAGGTGACCAAGCTCGAGGCTCTCTGTGCTGCCAAGCGCAACGAGCGCACCACTCTGAAGGCGACGAGTGTGGTACAGATGTGGAAAAATAACCTCCGTGAAATCTAGAGATGGCCAAACAGGCCTTTGATAATGTGCTTGAGCTCGAGCGCAAGGCCCAAGCACCTGTACTAGATTTCTTTAAGAAGGGGTTTGAGAAGGTGCTTGATTTTGAACGCAGGGTTCAAAAAGATGTAATTAACTACTTCAAAAAGGCTGTCCCGGAGCTCGGCACCCCAGAGCTTGGCGTCCCAGAGCTCGTACCCGCCGCTACCATCCCAGTTCCGGCACCATCTCCAGCCCTAGCCGATATTGTTCTAAATCCAGTTGAAATAAACGGGTTCTATTTGTTGACTGGAAATAACTACGTGACTTTTTACGTCACATCCAACACAACTCCTCGAACCCAGATCAATGAGAATTGGGTGGCGACGGGTATCACCGGTCTTTCTGGTCAACTCGCAGTGCGTTCTCCTTTCGATTTCAACATGACTATTGATCCTCGGACACTATTACAGAACCAAAAAATAGTTAAAATTTCCGAAACAGTATCAGAGTCTTATATCTGGTCTTTCAATATACAATCAGATACCGAGCAGTCCGTGGCACCCTATCAGGAAGTCACAGGCGCAGTTCTTTATCCACCCGGACAGATTGATTACACGGCTATGAAACGTCAGTCGACGATAACAGGAAACTATTTCGTGGTACAGAACGTCCTTCAGTTTAATTTTACATCTCCAGCCCCGAACGGGTTCGCCCCTGGCTGGACCGTCGAGAACCTCATGGGCTACGATAACGTCAAGTTCCGGGTTGTGTCATATACGGATGAGTCCTATTACAAGACCAACCCACAAACATTTTCACAGGGTTCTTTCGTTGCCGGGAACGGAAGTAATGTATTAATTGTACAAAGTTTCGCTATACTAGCACCACTTGACACGAGTATTATACCTGAAAACACGCTCACTCCTGTAGTTTCCACCGGTCTCACCAAAGAGCCAGGTTTCACGAGTACATTTGTACCTGCAAAGTTTACAAATTTTGAAACTAGTACCGTGACTCGGAAGTTCAATATAGAAATTAATGAAAACGTCAGAGGCGGTGCGTCCAAATTCCAGCTCAGGGACCTGAACACCGGGTTCAAATGTGAAGACCCCGAACGAGGACCGTTTGAAGACATAAAAGGACGAGGATTCAGTTCAGGTTCGGTCTTGGCCCTTAATGCTATTGGACCTCAAGAAGACCATCTCTTGCTCGAGGATTTCACCAAGTCTCAATGGAATCCGGACTTTAAGAGGTACACAAACTCGGTCATGTATCAGCGCGTCATTCCTTTCCCACCACCCAACCCTTCTTACCAAGGTCAGACTATTCAGATAGAACTCTTACCTACTGAGCTGGGCCACCTTCTGTCAAATATGTACCTCAAAGTGACTATGCCGGCCCTGCCCACGGGTTCGCAATATTCGTCTGAAATTGGCAGAGCTTTGATAAAGCAGGTGGATCTGCTTGTGAACGAGACGGTAATCGAGACCCTCTATGATGATTGGTACATCATCCGTGATCAACTGTTCTTAGACGCTGACGAGCAAATAGGTATGTTCCAAGCGGTGGGTGGTTCCAATGTCAACTCACAAGTGGCGACGGACTACATCATCCCTCTCGAGTTTTTCTTCTGTCGCCGCAAGTCCCATAACGACCAGGACGACGAGCGTCTGCGGCGCCCCTATTTTCCACTGTGCGCCATGTGGAATCAGCGCCTGTATGTACGGTTCACCTTCCAGCCAAACACCTGGTGGTGTAACGTGGCCGCACCTCACACAACCGATTTGGTCTTGCCCAAGCTCGTGACGGAGGAAATTTTGCTTGAAAATGCGGAAAAGCTTTACTACACCAACACACCCCTCAAGTACATAGTGAATCGCGTCAAGAAGGAATCGACCCTGACCTTTTCAGCCGGTAACCCACAGCTTCAACTCACAGCCTCCTTCCCGGTACAAACTATAGCATGGTTCTTTAGAAACAAAAACTACGAGGACGTCACAACAGGTCTTTATTCAGACTCGCGCTATAATTACGGGTACACGACCCAATACATTCAAACGGGTATTCAGTTGAACTTCCCTTCGGGTGTGTCCAATTACGTGGACGTGATTGACACTGCCAAGATTACTCTTAACAATGTGGACATTTTGAGCACGTTCCAAGGGTCGCTGTACTACACATTCAAGCAGCCTTTGGAGCATGGGCTTTCCATACCTTCAAAGAGTATTTATAGTTATTCATTCGGATTAACACCCAAGGAATACAATCAGGGTGGTTACCTAAACTTTTCAAAACTTAATTCTCAGACGACAACGCTGACGCTCGTCTTCAACCCTAGCTACACGTCACAGATTTCTCAGGGGTACAACCTGTACATGTTTTATTATGGTTACACGCTTCTGGAGTTCCAGGGCGGCTTTGCTCGTCTTCCTTATGTTTAATAGGCACCTTCTCCAGGTACTCTATGATGCCGTTCTGGATACACCACTTCAGAAAGTTGAGCTGGGCACATGTCGTCGTAAACCCTTGGAAATCCACGCGCTCCGTTCGACAAAACGGGTCAAAGAGCTTTTTACTGTACCCGTCCAGACTCGATTTGTAGGCCACGTGAACTGTAAACATCTTCCCTGTTGGGGTCGTGTACGTCACATGGTTTGCCTTGGCGTAGTTGGTCACAAACCACTCCAGTTTGCGAAGGGATATACCCTTGCGGTGTCCCAGAATATCGTGAAGCTTTTCACGATTCTCTGGTACATCAAAAAATTTAGAGAGACTCGCCAAAAGAATCTCCGACTTGCTCATTAATTTTTTAGGGGTTCCAAACCTCTAACTAGGCTTCCCAAGGTGCCTTGACGCGTTCCACAAGTTTAGGCACGGGCTTGGGAACTTGCGACTGGTGAAAACCACAGTAGCCGTTATCGAGCGGTTGTTTCAAACACCGTCGTTTGCTCTTCAAAACTCCTTTGCAAAATACGCACTCTATCGCCGACGTGTCTTTTATAAGCTGTTCCAAAGGCAACTGGTACGTCTTGGCCACAAACTCAAGTACGGCGGACATTCTGAGCCCGACCCTTCGAGAAACCTCCTCTTCAATAAGTTGAAGAATCTGCTGTTCCATTAACTTGTTGTTTCAGCGCTCTATGGGTTTATGTAGCCTTTTTTGAGAACATTGCCAGAAACGCCTTCCGCGCCGCGACTTCAGATGTGCTCTCCGTCTTGGCCATGAATTTCTTGTCAAAAATGAGATCCGCACTCACAAGAGGTTCAAGTAGATCTTGTACTGGCTTTTTGAACTGGTTCGTAAAGTAGTACTGATAGTCAAGTGGCGTCCCCTTTTCTTGAACCCACGCTGGATCTTCAGCCTTTTCGTACATTTTCCCGTCCCCTTTGACAATCACAAAAGAGACGCGGTCTCCTTGTTGAGGCTCGGAACCTGGCGCCCGGGCCCGAATCTTGTCCCGGACGGTCACGTGAGGTGTAGGCACCTTGTACTCGGCCGCGAGTTGCTTACTCATAAGTAGCTTTTCCATAGGCACTTTGCCTTGCATGAGGTCCCTGGCAGCTTCCCGAGCGGCTTGGATGACTGGATTTGGATCGCTCGACTCGAGAACCATGGACAACAGCTTTTTCAGAGTCTCGCGGACATACGGACAGCTATCACGGCGGACCACCTGAAGACCCTTTACGTCAATCTTCTTGAACTTGACAAGCCGCGTTCCATCCTCTTTTAGGATTGGCTGTCCTGTTTTCGGATCAGACGCACCTTCGTACATTTTGGCGGCGTATCGCTTCTTAGAGTACAAAAAGTATGGACAATAAACCTTTTCGAGTTCCAGATCGTTCGGCGCCTTGAAGAGTTTCGTACACTGCTCGGCCGCCAACTCTCCTTGAGCCCATGAGTAG